CAGCGTGCCGGCCACGCTCAAGGTCTTGCCAGAACCGACATTCAGGCCGACAGAGGTGCCTGTGCCGTCAGCCTTGAAGATGCCGTCAACCGAGTCTAGATCGGAATTTATCTTTTGCCCCCAAGAATCTGTTGAGGCTCCTACCTCGGGCTTTGTGAGGCCAAGGTTTGTGGTTGTGGTATCTGCCATGATTTATTCCTTAAACGGTTTCCCAAACTTCGGCCACATCAGCAATCGGCGTCCATGTCTCTGGCGTGTCACTGATGCCGGTCCACGACTCTGCCGTGTCCCCTTGATTATTCCATTTATACGCGCCGAATGCGTACATGGTGCTAATGCAATTGATGCTGAAACTAAACGGCATCACCCGCACCGATTCCACCACCAGCATCCCCGCCGCCTCAATCGTGATCGGCTGGTTGACGATGACATTGGAGTCAATCGCCATCAGCGCGTCACTGGCAATCGTGCAACTGATGAACGCAATCCGCTGGCCATCAAGTGCCATGCTGGATGCAGCGGCCACAGCCACATCACCAATCGCGTAGCGCAGGCCCGCAGCCGCGACAGATGAAGCGTCTGAGACGCTGGCGCTGCCTACCGCGTACCGCAGGCCAGCACAGGCAACCGCTGACGATGCAGCAACAGCAAACGCGCCGTCGATGATCTTGTCGCCGGCAATTGATGCCGATGAGGATGCGGACACAGAGAACGCACCATCGCGCACTATCTGGCCGGCAACAACCTCAGTCGATGCGGCAGCAACATCAGCCGCACCAATGCAAACGCGAGTCGCTGCAATTGATGCAGAACTCGCGCTTGTAATATCTACGGCACCGAGACTTACCCCGAAGGAGTAATTGCCCCCGCCGTAGTAGCCGGAGCCGTATGCGGCCATCTTAGGTCAGCGTGACTGTCAGGCTGGAGGCCGGAACGCGGAACACATCGCCATCGTTGATGGTGCGTGATGTAGTCAGGGCAGACCATGCAAGCATGTTGCCGCCAGTGCTGGCATCAAAGATGGCAGCGTGAGTCAATGTGCCCCAGTTGCCGCCAGATGCGGGATCAAACTCAATGGCCGCTGCATTGGTGGCCGTGGTGGCCGTGCCGGTAATAGTCATCGTGCCGGTGGCCTTGCGGGCGTAGCCGTTGCCAGAGACCTCAGTGCCGCCGCCTGTATCGCTCGGGGCTGCCGTGAACAGGCCAACATACCAAGCCGTTGGGCGGGTAGCGGAATTTGTGGTCAGAAGCCAGTTGAGAACCAGGTTCTCGGTGTAGTCGGTAAAGGATGACATTAACGCACTCCAAAGGGTTTAACTCGTGATTTCAAAACGCCACGGCTTGATGTCGCACCCTGATCGGCCACCCGCAGGGCATCCAATCCGGCAGCGTACAGTGTGGTCCAGACATTGATCCGTTCATCGTCCTTGAGATACGGGGCCGACTGGATCAGTGCGCCGTACAGGTAGATGTCGGGTGCCATCGTCAGCAGCCAGTTGGTCGGCGCGGCATCCGTCAGACGCGGAATCTTGGCGAAGTAGGACAACTCTGCCGTGTAAGACGAGTCCGGCGCAGGATGCACGCGGAACTGATTGCCAACCATGCTGAAAAACATCGGGCGGCTCGGTGCCGTGTTGCTGGCGTCCATGCTGTCCATCTCGTCATCAGTCGCAAACTCCAAAGGCTGGACCGGCGATGTGCTGGTCAGCTTGAAGGTGCGGGCCTGCAAGAAGTCAGACGGGACTGCGCTGTACTTTGTGTCAATGGTGGCATCGGCGCGGGTCAGCATCTGCCGCACCCGCAAATTGCGCTCGGTCTGGGTCTCAGACAGCGCAATAAAGTTGGCAATCGCAGCCGACAAATCCGACCGATTCAGCCAGTCGGCTACAGCGGATTTCAGTTCAGTGTATGTTGTGATTGCCATGGCTCAATCATACCTTCCCAGGCCGTGTTCGGAACACCTGGTTCGCGCTGTCATTGAGCCAAGCCTTCAGCCTTTTCGGGTCTTGCAGGATGCCCTGCTTTTGCAGGTCATGGTAAATGCTCATGGGGATGCTGCCGACCTTGTGCATCTCGCCCTTCCAGTTGGCCTTGCCGTCAACATTGTTGTAGGTGGCCTTGTTGTTTTCAATTATGTCGGTGATGTCCTGCTTGGTCTCAATCGTCACACTGCCGTCAGTGTGCTCGTGCCAAAGCTGGGTGATACCTGCACCCTTGTTTTGCGAAAGAATTCTTGTGTCGATCATGTAAAAAAGGGGCTGAGTTATTAGCCCAGCCCCTTAGTTGATTACCTCAGATTAAGAGGTGGTCAGGTCGAAGGCACCGCCGTGGGCGACTTCGGTGTGGACGCGCAGAGCCCACTCGCACAGCAGCAGCTTTTTCTCAGCATCGCCGGTCTTGGCCATGTCCATCGTCTGCATTGGGCGCAGGTAGTCGATGGATGCGTACTCGCCGTCAACCACAAAGGCATCGCGCTCACGCTGGAACCTCGAGGGGACGATAGAAACATTGCCGAAATCACTTACATAAATATCGGCCGCTGCAACTATAGTACTAGGTTTTGCACCGTCAACATTGAAGCGCGAGGCAGCGATACCAGCGAAGGCAGAGACCTTGGCCTTGTTGACTGGGCCAACCAGCAGCATCTTGGGGGTGCCGCCTTCGGTCCAGACCTGCTGGATGACATCCTTCAGGATCGCTTCAGTGAAAGCACGCTGGGTGCCGTCATTGCGGGGATCAGTTGGGATGGTGGTGTACACGGGGTCAGTACCATCGCTGGCCTTGTTCGTGTTGGTCTTCAGGAACGCTTGCAGGGAAGCAGTCGTGCGGGCAGTCGTGGAATCACCAGCCACTGCGGCTTGGTTGTTCAGGCACGAAAACTCGATGTCACGCTTCATCTCAGAACCCTTCTTGGCGATCTGATAAGCGACTTCAGACTTGCGGCCAGCCTTGTTCACTGTGTCTTCAGTGCCGGAGATGACAACCGACTTGCGGCTGATCTGGGCATAGTTTTGCAGACGAACAGTGGCGGTCACTGCGTCATAAGAAGTCTCGTCGCCCTCAAGCTGGGCATTGGCAGCAGCAGCGGCCAGTGCATCGGTCTGCCAGTCGAACAGGGTGTTGGAGATCGAACCCTTGCCGATGTTGGAGACGAAAGGAGTCTCCTCTGGCGAGATGTTGTAGATCACATTGGAGAGGTCTTCACGGATACCCTTGGCAGAGTAGGTGAGAAATGTATTGGAAGCAATAGCCATGATAAGTCCTTAAAAAGTCAAAGTAGTCGTTCAATGAGATTGGCCGCATCGCGGACATTCCCAGTTTTGGCGAGACGCTGTTGAGATTGCTTGACTATGCTCGACTGTGGTTGCTTGGAGATCGTGCCTGGCCGTGCCGTGGGCGTTGAACTCTGCACCGGCTTCAAGTCTTTACGCTTGGCCACCATCGCATCGTAGGCAGCCAGCTTTCGCAGCGCCAACAGAATCCGATGATCCCTCACATTATTCAACTCTTGCTCGGACAACCCGACTGCCTTACCTGCTGAAATCCAATCCTGTTTCGCTTTCGCGGCAGTCTTTGGGTCTCTCAGTTCCGGAGCTTGCGACAGCAGCAAATCTTTCTCTTTGGACAATTCATCCTTCAAGTAGGCGTTTTGCTCTTTCGCTTGCTCGTCAGCCAAACGCTTTTGCTCTGACGCAATTGCCGCCATTCGCTCCGCATTCGACCGCTGCAATTCACGCTGCTTGACCCATTCGATGGGGTCCTCGTTGTAGAGGTAGTCCATATCGACTTGGGGCGTTGCTTGCGTCAACTGCTCCTGCAAGGCACCTAACAGTTGAGCGTATTGGGCACGCTCGTTTCGCACAGACTCAAACTCGGCCTGAGCTTGCTTACGCTCTTGGGCCAGCGCTTGGGTTTTGCGCGTGTAGTCCTCGGTCCTGCTGTAGCCCTTCTGCAACTCGTCCAGCGTCACCTCAACATCCTTGCCGTCAACTTTGACGGTGAACTTCGATGGCTGTTCTTCTTGCTCAGGTTCCTCAGCGTCCTCAGACTCTACATCTTCAGATTCCACCTCTGCCGCGTCATCTTCAGCAGAAACTTCCTCATCGATGGTTTCGGGCTCATCGCCCATCAGCGCCTCGGGCTCCTGCTGTTCTCCGTCTCCGGACAGCATCGACTCGATGGCATTTGCGGCTTGGTCAGCCGTCATGGCTTGCGAAACACTGGCCGAGGCCGTGGTGTCATTGCTCATGTAATTGGTTCCTAGTTTATCAAGTATTCATCTTTTGCAGTTGCTTCTTGGCGATCTTCCCATCGTCAATAAACACTTGCAGCTTGGTTTTCAAATCATCCAGCACCCGCAGGCTCATATAAACCTGCTCACGCTTTGCAGACTCGTCAACTTTACTTGTTTTCCAGTTGTTTGTGTATTGCATTTCAAGTTCATTGAATGCAGTCATCAGGGTATCGTCACCGAGCAACTGCTCGGCGCGAGTACCTAAATCAATTTTTCGTTTCACTGTGGTGGCATCCCTGTTTGTATTTGCATCTGTGCGTTGCGATCACGCTCAATCTCCGCATTCAGTGCAATCTCGTCAAGTTGTACGCCGTATTTTAATTCAAGCTCACGAATCTTTACATACTTGTCAATTTCCAGTTTGTCGCGCTCACGGTCATCCTTGCGAATCATGTCTTCACGCTGCAACTGGAGGTCGGCGGCTTTCTTTTGGATGTCAGCCTCAATCGACTTAACCTGTACCATCGCCAGCATTTCCTCGGGGGATTGCTTTTGCTGCGGGGCTGGTGGCTGGTAGTCGGCTGGAATAGCGTTAAAGAATTGGCTGGAGTCCTTGAACCCAGACAACTCGACCATCTTGCGCAGGGTGTTGGCGTACTGCGCTGGCGTCACCAGCGGGTTGCCTGGCCCCATCAGTTGCAGCGCCTGCTCTTGCTTGCTGGCAATCATGCCCAGCATGGACATCTTCTGCTCGGTGTCGCCGTTGCCCAGCCCGACATTGATGGACACATCCATTGTCGCGTCCCACATGCGCGGGTCAACCTGCACCCACTTGTTGCGCAGACGGATCATCCGAGCCTTGTCCTGATTGGCCACGGTCAACTGGAGAATCTGCTTGAACAGCTTCTTCATGCCCTCGGCCAAGATGCGGGTGGTCAACTCCAGACGGCTCTGGCTGGCGCTGATGGTGGCGCTCACAGCGGCCTTGGTTGACGATTGCAGCGCGTCAGCATTCAGGCCCATAGACGCACGGCTCATGCCGGTGCGGTCTTCCTTAATGCCGTCCATGTACTCCAGCATCGGGAATGCTTGCTGGCCGACAAACGGCATCGACAGGGCTTGCACCATGCCAGGTGCCCGCATCCGGATCACAGCGCCGGTCTCGTTGTTGAGCACATCGTCCATATTGACCTGACCCTCAACCACGGCGG